GAAAAGTATAACCGAGTTATTGGAACATTTACAAACCCAGAAAAAGATTACCAATCAGATACAGTTTCATATCCACCATTTGATGATTCAGCTTTAGCAGTAGAAGATCAACACGCAACAATGTTAAGTGATGATAACAATACTTTACTTGAAAGAAGTTTTGATATGTTGCAAGTAACTTCTCCTTATCAAGCAGAAGAAATTTGCGAGAACATACTAAAGAGATCAAGAAACAATTTAAAAGCAGAAGTAACAGTAACTTCAGAAGCACTTAATTTATCTATTGGAGATATAGTTACAGCTACATACGACACAGCTGGGTTTAGTGCCAAACCATTTCGTGTAATGTCTTTAGCTATTAATTCAGATTCAACAGTAACTTTAGGATTAGAAGAACATCAAGATAACTTTTATACTTGGGAAGAAAAAGGCGAAGCACCTACTATTGCTGATACTGTATTGCCAAATCCTTTTTCTGTATCTGCACCAGCTTCAGTTACTTTAGATGACCAATTAATAGAATACTCAGATGGAGTTGTTATTACTGCTCTTGATGTAACTATTGGTGCATCACCTGATAACTTCGTGGACTTTTATCAAGTAGAATACAAACTAAGCACAGAAGCAACTTACCAAGTATCTGGTCAAGTCAAAGGATTAAATCATAGAATATTAAACGTGGTAGATGGATTAATTTATAACGTAAGAGTAAAAGCATTTAACACATTAGGAGTTCAATCTAGTTATACTTCTGCAACAAGAACTATTATTGGTGGAATTGCACCACCAGCAGATGTTCAGGATTTTGCTTGTAACATTATTGGTGGAGATGCTCATTTATCTTGGACACAAATTGCTGACTTAGATTTAGCTTACTATCAAATTAGATTCTCAACACAAACAAGTGGTGCTTCTTGGGCTAACTCAGTTTCTTTAGTTGAAAAAGTTGCAAGACCAGCTACTTCAGTTACAGTTCCAGCAAGAGTAGGTTCTTATTTAATTAAAGCAGTAGATAAAAATGGTAACTTATCTTCTAATGAAACAATTATAGCGACTAACATTAGTACAATAGGAAACTTTAATGCTGTTGCCTCACAAACTGAATCGCCTACATTTTCAGGTACTAAAACAAATACAATAGTATCAGATGGAACATTAAGATTAGATTCATCAGAACTATTTGATTCTGCAACTGGAAACTTTGATGATGGTACTGGATTTTTTGATTCAGGTCTTACATCTTTTGACTTATATGCTACTGGTAATTATTTATTTGCAAGTCCAATAGATATAGGTGGAGTTTATACTTCACGAGTAACTGCTTCTATTACACAAACTTCAGATAACTTAGATGATTTATTTGATGCAAGAACTGGCGACTTTGATGATGCACCTTCAAACTTTGATGGCGATACTCCTGCAAATTGTAATGCACATTTAGAGATTGCTTTATCTAATGATGACATAACTTATACTTCATTTAGAAACTTTGTCGTTGGCGATTACACAGCAAGATATTACAAGTTTAGAGTAGTATTAACTTCATTTGATTTATCATCTACTCCAGTTATTAGTGCATTATCAGTAAGTATTGATATGCCAGATAGAATATTTAGTGGTAATGATTTAGTAAGTGGTGCAGGTACTTACACAGTAACATTTACAAATCCATTTTATTCTGCTAACTATGCTGTTGGTATTACTGCACAAGGATTAGCTACTGGCGATTTCTTTTTATTGAGTAACAAAACTATAAGTGGTTTTGATTTAGCTTTCAAAAATAGTAGTGGTACTGGAATAAGTAAAACATTTGACTACCTTGCAAAAGGTTATTGATTAATATATTAGATAGATTATGGCACAACACGATTTAAACATAGCGAATCAAGGTTTCCCAGCTTTTAGAAGCGATTTGAACAACGCACTATCAGCAATTCAAACAACTCATTCAGGAACATCAAGACCAACTGGTGCTGTCGCAGGACAAATCTGGTTAGACACAACTTCTGCAACTACACCTACTTTAAAATATTATGATGGTGCTGATGACATATCTTTAGCTACTATTGACCATAGTGCTAATACTGTAAATTGGTTGGACTCAACTGTGTCCATAACTGGACTCTCTACAACAGCTACTGGAACTGTTTTAACTCTTTCAGATTCAGCTTCTACATCAACAGTAAATTTAATTATAGACAATCAAAAAGAAATTCAATTTAGAGAGACTACTGCTAATGGAACTAACTATGTAGCATTAAAAGCACCAGCTAGTGTTAGTGCTGACTTAACTTTTACTTTACCTGCAACTGATGGAACTAATGGACAAGTATTAACAACAAATGGTTCTGGTGTATTATCATTCGCAACTCCTGCTTCTGGTATTGCTTGGCAATCAACAGTTAAGACTTCTGGTTTTACTGCAACTGCTGGAGAAGGATATTTTTGTGACACAACTTCGGCAGGATTCACAGTAACTTTACCTGCAACTCCAACTGCTGGACAACAAGTAGCAGTAGTAGATTACGCAGGAACTTTTGACACAAATAAAATTACACTTGGTAGAAATGGAAATAAAATAGAAGGTGCATCATCTGATAAACAATTATCAACTGAAAGAAAAGCAGTACAATTAGTTTATATAGATTCAACACAAGGTTGGTTAGTTTCAGCTGCTGCAAACGAAACAGCAACAGCTATAGAAGCATTATCTTATTCAGTAGATTTTTTAGTAGTAGCTGGAGGTGGTGGCGGTGGTGGTTATGATAGAGGTGGTGGTGGTGGAGCAGGAGGATATAGAAATTCATTTTCAACAGAAAATTCAGGTGGTAATAGTAGTAGTGAAACAAGTTTAACATTTGCACAAGGTGTAGTTTATACAGTTACAGTTGGTGCGGGTGGAGCTGGTGGAGTTTCTAATGCTGCTGCTCCTGGTGGCACAGGAGTTAATAGTTCTATTTCAGGAACTGGTATAACTACAATAACTTCTTCTGGTGGAGGAGGAGGTGGGGGAGGATCTGGAGGGAGTAACAATCCAACATCAGGAGGATCTGGGGGTGGTGCTAATCTTAATAATGGTACAGGTGCTTCAGGAACAGCAAATCAAGGTTATGCTGGAGGAAATGGTAGTACAGATGCTGCAACTTATGGTTCTTCAGGTGGAGGTGGAGGAGCAGGTGCTGTTGGAAATAATGGTACTGGACCAGCAGCAGGTGGAACTGGTGGTAATGGTGGAGCAGGTTTAGCTTCATCAATAACTGGTTCTTCAGTAACAAGAGCTGGAGGTGGAGGTGGAACAACTGATGCAACTGGTGCTGTTGGAAGTGGTGGTACTGGAGGCGGAGGCACAGGAAGTAAGACTGGAAATGGTACAGCAGGAACAGCTAACACAGGTGGAGGCGGTGGTGGTGGTAGTGGAGTTAATCCTAGTACTGGTGGTGCAGGTGGTAAAGGAGTTGTAATACTTCGTATGCCTGATGGAAACTATTCAGGAACTACAACAGGTTCTCCAACAGTTAATACAAATGTAGGTGGCACAGGTGAAACAGTAATAATATTTAACGATTCAGGAAGTATAACAGGATAAACTATGGCTTATTTTGCAAAATTAGGAACAGGAAATATAGTAGAACAAGTAATCTCTATTAACAATGCTGTAATCACAGATGCTAATGGAATTGAACAAGAAAAACTTGGTAATGATTTTATTAATAAATTATATAATACAAGAGATGTTTGGAAACAAACTTCATACAATAGAAATTTTAGAAAAAACTATGCAGGTATAGGTTACTCTTACGATCAACAAAGAGATGCTTTCATACCACCTAAACCTTTTAACTCTTGGATATTAAATGAAGATACTTGTAGATGGGAATCTCCAATACCTTATCCACAGGATAACAATAATTATAAGTGGAACGAACAAACTAAATCTTGGGATTTAATAGAAAATAATATATAACTTAGTCTTACAATGACTGAGATAGTTAAGTTACCTAAAAAAGATAAATTAAAAAAATTATTAATAAAAAATAAATCAGATAAATTTATTGGTTTTACTAATGTAGCTGATAATCCTGATTTAAAAGGTAAAGCTATTTATTTAAACATTAATAATGTAACATCTATTTTTAGTACAAATAAAAACACAACGATACTTCATAATGGTACTACTGGTTGGGAAGTTTTAGAATCATTAGAAGAAGTAATTAAAAAAATATGATAACATTTATACTTGGAACTATCTTAGGAGTTTATTTAGGTTGGAAGTTTAAACCAGCTATAAACGACTTCATAGAATCAATTAAAATACATTTAAACATTAAGTAGTCTTGATTTTTGTTGCAACGCAACATATATATCCTAAAACTAAATAGGAGAAAAAATGTTTACATTTAAACTACCGACATACGAAGAACTAAAACAAAACTACGAAGCATATTTAAAAGATGTTCAGAAGTTTTATAAAGACTTCTATTCGGACATACAAAAGACTTTTAATAAATAACTTTATCTAAACATAATTGTTTGATAAAAGGATTGCACAAAATTAATGAAGTGCATTTTCAAATTAGCAGATAATAGTTGTGTCTTGCTAAAGTCTTGCAAATGCGAAAAAGACAATGGCAAGAACACAATCAGAAGAATTAATCAGTCTCAGGGGTCATATTACTGGAGTAAAGAGAGAAGTTAAAATACTAGGAACTTCTGTTTATAAATTAGAAAAGAAAATGGAAACATTGTTCTGGGCAATCCTATGTGGACTTGGTGCTTTATCGTTGGCTTTAATCACTATATTTTTGGCTAAGTAAGTATTGCCAATTTAAACGAATACAACTAACAGTTAGTTTATGAATAAAAGAATCTTAGTTATTTCTGATTTACATATTCCATATCATAGAGAAGATTCATTTGAGTTCTTAAAAGAAATTAAAAAAGAATATAAGCCAGATACGATTGTAAACATAGGTGATGAGATTGATTGCCACGCACTTTCATTCCACGATCATAACCCTGATCTAGCTTCTGCTGGACATGAACTTGTAAGAGCAAAAGATTTTATAAAAGAATTAGAATCAATATTTCCTGAGATGACTTTGTTAGACTCAAATCATTCTAGCTTAGTTTATCGTAGAGCAGTTAAATCAGGAATCCCTAGAGGTTACCTAAAAGAATATAATGAATTTTTGAATGTAAAAAAATGGAATTGGGTAGATAACTTAACACTAACACTTCCTAATAAACAAAGATGTTTCTTTACTCATGGAATATCTGCTGATGTAACTAAAGTATCTCAGATCAATGGAATGAGTTGTGTGCAGGGACACTTCCATTCTAAGTTCAAGATTGAATACTGGGCTAATCCTGATGCACTATTCTTTGCTATGCAAGTAGGTTGCTTGATACAACAAACTAATATGGCTTTTACTTACTCTAAAAACTTTAAAACAAAATTTATAATGGGTTGTGGAATGATTGTAGATTCTACTCCAAGACTAATGCCAATGGTTTTAAACAAAGAAGGAAAATGGGTAGGGAAGTTAGTTTAAAAGAATTACTGTTTTCTGAGACAGCTACAAGACTTGGAATAGATAATACTCCAACAGATCAAATCCTAATTAATTTACAAACATTAATCTACGAAGTAATAACTCCAATAGTAAATCATTTTGGCGACATTAAAATAACTTCAGGTTATCGTTCTCCTGCTTTATGCAAAGCAATAGGTTCATCTGAGAGAAGCCAACACACTTCAGGAATGGCAGTTGATTGCGAAGTCTTAGGAGTGCCTAATAAAGAACTTGCTGACTGGGTAGTTAATCATTTAGAATTTGACCAATGTATTTTAGAATTTTGGAAACCAGAAGAAATCAATTCTGGGTGGGTTCATATCTCATACAATAAATCTGGTAATCGTAAAATGTATTTAAGAGCATACAAAGCTAATGGAAGAACAGTCTATGAAGTCTTATAAAAAACAAGTTGGTGGAAACCACTATAAAACACTTTCAATCCAACCTTCTAAATATATTTACTATAACCAATTTAATTGGTATCAAGGTAATATTATTAAATACGTAAGCAGATATGATCGTAAGCATAAAACTGCAAAAAAGCAGTTGCTTGATCTTAGGAAAGCCGAACATTATCTTCAACTATTAATTGAAACATTTAATAATAAGAAATAACTCATTTTAAGGCATAGTGGCTTTAGAATAAGAAACACGACAAGAAACCCTATAACATCAAAAAAAAGGGGTAATTTGTCGGTTTAAATAGGCAAAAAAAGAACATTTAAGGAACGATATGTCAAATTATATAGTAACTACAATAGACCCAGATTTTACACCTGAAAGTCATACTGTCGGAAATACATCTGCTCAATCATCAGCTATCATAACTCAATCAGGATTAGTAAGAATATCTGTAACTGGTGCAACCCACGTAAAGTTTGGAACAAACCCTACTGCAACAACAGAAGATGTCTTAGTTGTAGGTACTGAAGTATTTTCTTTTAAGAGTGGCGAAAAGGTTGCCTATATCCATCATGGGGGCGGAAGTGCAATAATTTCAATCTGTGCATTAGACTAGTATGCTTCCAGCTTTAAGTGCTTTTGCACCACTACTTAACACAATATTTAAAACAGTTGATAAAGCTATTCCTGATAAAGACTTAGCTGAAAAACTAAAAGCTGAAATGAATATTCAGTTGATGCAATCAGGCACAGAAGAAATGAAAGCATCAGCAAAAATTATAGAAGCTGAAGCTAAAAGTAATTGGTACGTTTCTGGTTGGAGACCAACTTTAATGTACTTACTTATTTTAATTGTTGCTTGGAATTATATTCTAAGTCCAATTTTGTTTCTTGTATTGAAAATTAAAACTCAGGTGGAACTACCTTCTGACGTTTGGACATTACTTACAGTTGGTTTGGGGGGATATACAATAGGGCGATCTGGTGAAAGTATTGCACGAAGTCTAGCTTCAAGACCAATAAGCAAAAATCAAGAACATGGATAATCTAAAGTTAAGCGATCAAACGCAAGTATCTTTACCAATTAAAAACATTGTAGCTATCGTAACTGCAATAGTTGTAGCTGTATGGACTTATTTTGGAATCGTTGAAAGACTTAATAGACTTGAAACAAATGAAAAGTTAATGGCACAAGACTTATTAAAAAAAGCAGAACAAACTCCTAAGAACCAAGAACTATTTATGCTTATTGAGTATCAAGCAAAGACAATAGACAAACACTCAAAGCAGTTAGAAGAAAACGTGCATACTAAAGTTCTTATAAATCAATTAGAAAAAAAAGTAGAAAAACTAGAGAAGCAATTAGATTCAATAAGAGGTAAGTAATGGTTGAATTAGTATTTGCCTTGCTAATGTATATGGGAGATAAACTAGAAGGTTATTCTCCAAAAGATTCTGTTGCAGATTGCTTAGAACAAAAACGCAAAGTAGAACGACATCAAGGAACTAATGTTAATTGGTCTTGTAAACAAGTAGAAGCTATTGTTGAAACTGATAAGCATGGAATTAAAAGAATTAAAGAAATAAAGAATATTAAATGAACTTCTATTTAGTAACGTATTCTATTTCATACGTGAAGGTAAACTCAGATAACATAAAAGAAGATATTGTTTGTTGCAGATTCTTTGATAATGACAACTTTGTAAATTCTAGTTCTTTTTTATCACAACTTAAGCAAGTAAAGAAACTAAGAATAACTGGAGTAGAGTGGGAGATAGAAGATTGTAACTGGTTTGACTACTATGATGATATCTCAAATACTATTCACTAATTTAACTGTACTTCAAAGTATTCTATATTATCATTTGGAAAGCATTTTAGTTGCGATTTTGGCAGTAACTTTAATATTTGATCTACACTTTTAAAAATAATCTTATCAGCTAAAGGAAAGCAAATAGTAAACTTAGTGTGGTAGTTCGTAAATGATTGCTCAAAATAAATATATCGTTTTATATCTCTAACTTTTATCTTAGCTAAAGTCTTACCTTGTTCCCAAGTTGCGTTCTTTAATTCAACAAAGAACTGCTCTTGCTTATGTGCTTCTTTAGGTGCGTAAACGAAGTAATCTGGGAAGCTTTTGATAAGTGTTGGGA